TTTTGAATCGCGCTTTCTGATGATCCTAAACCAAGCTCAAGAACGACCTCTTCCTCGCCACCATCACCAAGCGTTAAGTTTGCCTGAAGCTCAAGCGTATTTGGTGCGCCTGTTAATGGATCGCTTAACGTCGTATCGCTTGTTAGTGGCGAGCTTAGAACCGTACCCGTAAAACCCGAAATCGTAAAAGGGTCAAGCGAGCAAGGGATTTGATTGTCGTTATTGCGTCCAAGTATTTTAAGCGATGAAAATTTGGTAGTATTTAAAACCTCGCTATAAGTAAGTGAGTTGTCAGAATCGGTGATTTCAATTACCGCATTATCAGCCATGAGTCCGGAAACGAATACCGCTTGAACGCCAGCGCTTATGGTCGCACTTATAGTCGCACTCGCCGAATTTGCCATAAAGACATTTTGCGGGATATCGTTTTGGACATTCGAAACCGAGAAGCTCGATGAAAACTGAGCGCCAGATGAAACGGAAACCGCGGTGATTTTGTCGTCGTGTAATATCTTCATTCTTGGACGTATGGCGTTAGCGTCGCGTCGCCTTCGATGGTTGTCGTTAGATCGTTAAAGTTCCATTCAATGCTTCTAATAATCATGTCCACGTTTACGAATTCATCGCGTCGGTTGAATACTACGCGATCTCCTGGTCGCCATTCGTCATGCAAATCGTTAATTTCTGCATTTACAGACGATTTTTGATAGAACGTCTTCATGCCAGATAAAACATTTGTCAGATTAGTAACTGAATCAAGCGAGGTTATAGACGCGTCAAATTTCAAATCCTTACCCGTTGAATTTAAAACGACTTCACGATGCCCCGTTAATTCATTAAGACCTTCAGAATTGAATGAATCGTAATAAGTAAAACTTCCTAAAATACGTCTTATTTCTTGTGGTCCGCGTATCACTAAACTCAAAACATCATTTTCACTAATCGATCTATAAAATGCGGATGAACTAGAAGGCGAGTTTGCTTTGTCTATTATTGTTAATTCTCTTTCTCCATCCGTTTGAGAAGGTAACATATAAAATTGATAATTAACGCTTAATGATACCACTCTTAAAAAATCAATTGATAATTGCGTAAGATCTTCAATCAAAACTCCAATTGTGGGACTTGTTCCCGTTTTATCAGAATTAACTGAATTATTTTCTAAGATATAGAAATTATCATCGGTTAAGGTTGCAACACCTCGTCCATCCTTAGACGATGAGTAAACGACAAATTCTGCCAAATCAAGAAAAGTCGTTCCCGCAGTTGTCGTTGTTAATGTAAGACTGTTTTTCATGCCTGACGCGCTAAATTGAAAAGCAGTATCGTCAGGATATTCATTAGTGCTTTGATAAGACGCAATTCTTGTGCTTCCTGGTTCACCGTCGGTTCGTGCGTCAGGGGAATATCGTATTGAACCAGTTGAACCCCATGTTGACGAATTACCATTTACAAATATTGAAGGTGTTGTATTCGTCAAATTCATAAAATATAAAACCGTCTTAACAGCAGACCCGGAAATATTGTCATATAAAGATGCGTTTATATCGTTTCTTTTTGCTTCACTTTTTACAATTGAACCAAAATAATACGGAACAATTTGGTCAGTATTTGTAATCTCACCAGCCGCACCAAATCCAGGCGTATCGTCTCCGCTTCTTATTGTTTTGATTGAGCATCTTATCGATTCCGAATCGATTGCTTGTATAAACAATTGCCCTTCAAATAAATTAAAATTACTCTTATATTTTATCCCAATAAAATACGGTCCTGAATCACTCAAAATTTTTGTGTAATTTGATTGTCCAAATGGATGATTCGCGTTGTTCGGTTCATTTGTTAAAACAATCGACGCGCCGCTCATTTGTATTTCGCCTGATCCCGTGTCTTGAAGTTTTAAGTTAGGCGCTTTTTGTATAAAACCGTGATAGTATTCGCCATTTGCGCCTATGTGACCATGATCCGAAATATAAAATTTAGCATTTGTACCACCAGGATTTGAACTCGTTGGCGTTACCATTTCAATCTCGACTTCAAGCGAAGGCATCTTGCGAGAATTGCTTAGATTCTAAGGCCGCAAATTCGCCGAATTGCTGGGCGCGTTGCACGACTTCGACGCGAAGATCCGACATTGCTTGATTGATTTTTCGCCCCGTCCCGTCGTAAATGTTGATAATCACGCCTTGCGCAAGGTTTCGGTTTGGCGTGACGTTTCCTCCGTATTGGCCCATTTTGAGCAACTCCGGCCCTTTCTCTCCCACGAGGTAAGTTTCGCCTGGGCGAACATCGCCCCCCGCTTGTCGTTCAGGATAGTTTTGCGATGCGATTTTGCCGATGTTTGCAATCGCTAACGCGTAGATCGCACCCGCGGCAATTGGGCCGAAAACACCTAATTGAGAGTAAACCTTTGAAGCCGCTTCCGCGGCGTTAACATAGACCATTGCAATCGATGCCGCTTTATTTAAATTAAAAAGCTCTCGAGATTCATTTGCCAAAGTATCGCTAAGACTTTTAATTTGTGAAATTGCAATATTTTTTGCTTCCTCTTCTAATCTTTTTTTTCTTTCAGCATTTTGTTTTATAATTTCTATTCTTCTATTTTCAGACGCTTCAAATTCTAAAAACTCATTGAATTGATCTTCTCGCCTTTGCGCTGATGATTCAGCTTCCAGTCTGTTCCTTTCATCAATATGTTCGCGCAGTTTAGCCGCGGACTCGTCCATAACCGCCATTCCCTCGCCATAAAGCATTCTTTGTTGAGCGAGCTTTGCGTTCAGGTTTTCTTGCGCGATTGCGGCATCGTTTGCGGCGTTTGTTACTTCAATTTGTGCTTTGACCGCTTCAATTTGCGCCGCTTTTTGCTCTTTTATTAAATTGATTTGTGCGCGTATTTCGTCGCGTCTTTTTGCAAGGATTTGAAATTGTTTTTCCGCTTCAGCGCGAACTTCCTCTTCAGTTTGGATAACGTCTTCTAATGTAAGGCCGAAAAACTTGAATTCTTTCGAAACGGCTTTGCCTGTTTTTCTTAATGAATCAAATTCATTTATTTGTTTTTGAACAAGTTCAAGAAGTTCGGGCAAAGGTTTTGCGGCTAATTCTGCTTTTTCGAAAAAAGGAGAAAGCGCATCGTTTGCGACCTGAATTACTGGACTAAAAAATTCCAGCATTGAATTTTTTAGAAGAGTGATCCGATCATTAAATTGTTCAGTTGTCCGAATTCCTTTTTCGTCAATAACTCCGCCATACGTTTCAAACGCTCGCCCCGCGCCTTCTATCGCTTCCCGTCCTTCGGTTAAAAAAGGCAAAAGTTTAACCCCACTACGACCAAATAAATCGTTTGCAATTGCGGCTTCTTGCCCCGTGCCAGCTAGATTTTTAAAACCATCCGCGGTTCTTAAAAGAAGTTCATCAAATGGGATAATCTTGCCTTGAGTATCGCGGATCGATACCCCTAAACGATTAAAAGCGTCAACAGCGGTGCTTACACCATCAAAAGCGTCTCCTGTTGTGATTGCAAATTTTCTTAATGATTGATCAAAAGCGCTTACCTCAACTCCGCCTAATTCAGCCGCAAATCTAAATTTTTGAACGCTATCCGTTCCAATATTTAAAGATGTTGCAAGCTTGCCGATATCGTCTGCGGTTGATCGCAATTTCCCCGCTAATGCACCGAGAGCGGCGGTTCCTAATAAACCCGCAACCGCGGTTTTAAGACCGCCTACGGATTTATTAAGATTACCCATCGATTTTCGAACGCTGGCGAAGGCCGCTTTCGTTTTATCGATTCCTCTGATTTCGACTGTTGTCGCTACGCTCACGTTTTGCTTTCAAATTAAAATATGCGATCCAGCCCTTTAGCTCGCACTCGGAAATCTCCAGGATTTCCGAGACGGTTTTCTTAAGCGCTTCCGCTAATTGGAAGAGAACGAAAAGTTCTGAATCGCTATTTAGTTTTTTTCAATCTCGTCAATCGAAGGCGAGATTTCATTCATCCGCTTCGAGATCCATTCCAAGACCTCGCCGTCCGTTTCATCAACTAATTGATCGAGTTGATTCATCTGGAAAATCGGCTTCCCGTCTTTATCTCTTGCGCGGAATATGATCTGCGATGCGGTCGCTTTGTCGAATTCCTCTTTCATATAATGCTTAAGAACAATCGATTTTTGCGATAAGCGCATCGAAGATCGGAAATAAATTGTTATAGGTTTCCCGCCCTCGTCAGTCCAATGCGGAACCTCAAGCGAATACAATTCGCCTGAGAGACTCGCCTTGAAATGATTCTTAGCGGCTTTTAGTACGTCCATCCTTACGCGTTATTTAAGGTGAGCGTTCCGGTTCCCTGGAAAGTAAACGAAAACCCAATCGGACTATTTAGAGACGCGTTTATCGAAAAACCCGTCAGAACAATTGCACCGGAATAGAAATCGCCGGAGCTACTGCCGAGTGGGTAAAGCTTTATGTGAAAACTCGAATCTCCTGCCGCGAGTGCGGTTTGGATTGATTCCATCGATGTATCATCATCGTTCCATAGCGCTTCTCCACTTCCTGACCATGATGTTTGACCAGGAACAAACGATTTAGCTAACGAGGTTCCCATCGCGCTGGTTTCAATCGTGTCTGCTGCTTGTTCAAGCGTCCAAGATTGAAGCGATGCAATCGCTGAGTATGTTGAGTCATCAGGCGACGTTTGGAGAACGCCACCGTTTCCACTGGCTGCGGCCATTTTGTTTCTTTCTACGCGGCTACGT